TGTAGCGACCAAACAGATCAGACCGGATTATTACCATCTGCGCTACGAAGCCGCGCCGGACAAGCGGACTCCAAATGAGTTATATCGAGACTGGTTCAAGCGATACTTTGAACATCAAACACATAAAGGCCGACCCGAAGAGCCTGCGCCTGCTGGAAAGAAACGCGCGCAGCCTCACCGGTCAGGCGTACCGACGACTCGTTGATAATGTCCGGCGCGACGGAGCGCTCTCCTCTTCGCCGCTGCTTTGCCGTGAAGAGGACGGGGCGCTGCTGGTGCTCTCAGGCAACCACCGCGTAAAGGCGTCGCTCGAAGTCGGCTTGCCGGAGATCGACTGCCTGCTGATCGAAGATAAGCTCACCGAGAGTCAGAAGCGTGCGATTGCTCTGTCACACAACTCGATTGCCGGACAGGACGACCGGAACGTGCTGCTGGAGCTGCTGGAGTCGCTGACCATCGAAGACAAGGAGTATGCGTTCCTGGACGCCGCGGCTCTGGAGAAGAGCCTCGACAAGCTGGCCCTGACTTCGATTGATATAGACGACGGGTTTCGTTACATCGTCCTCGCGTTCGTCGGCGACGAGCTTGAGCAAATGCAAACGCTGATCGATATGCTACACTCGCTGGACAAGGAGCAAATCGAACTCGGTCATCTGGATCAATATGAGGCGGTCGCCAGGCAGATCGCGGCGATCAAGGCCGAGCATCGGATCAAGAACGCCTCGCTTGCGTTCAGGTTGTTAATTGAGACCTCCCTTGAAGCGCGGGCGTAAGACCAAGTTTAACAAGGCCACCGCCGAGCGAATCTTAAGTATCATTCGGGCGGGCGGCTATATCGAGACCGCAGCGGCGTTCGCCGGTCTGCATCGCGACACGCTGAACAAGTGGCTGATCAAAGGGCGCGCGGAGAACTGCGACGACAAGGCTCTGGTTCAGTTTGTCCAGGAATACGAAGAGGCTTTGGCGAAGTCCGAGTTGCTGCTGCTGCAAAAGGTGCAAGCTGCGGCGCAGGAAACCTGGCAGCCTGCGGCGTGGATTCTGGAGCGGAGGTTCCCGGAACGATGGGGGCGGAAGAGGCTTGAGTTGTCGGGGCCGGACGGCTCCCCGGTCCCGCTCTCAGGCTCGGTGCAGTTCTACCTGCCGGATAACGGGCGTGGGGATGCGAAGGTCGAGGAAGTCAAAGCAGAAGAAAGCGAATGAACGCGGTTGCAACGATGAGTGGGAATGTGAAGGCTCATGAAGGAGCTCGCCTGATAACCAGGTCTGAGATGCTGGTTATCGCCCGTCTGAACAACCTCTTCGTCACCAAGTCAACCATTCACCGCTGGGCGAATGAGCCGGGGTTTCCAAGGGTGGTCGGGGTGGATGGAAGGAATCTGCTGTATCGAATGGGTGAATTCTTTACGTTCGTGAAGACAAGGTTGAGGAGAGTGCAGGCGGAAAGGTAAGTGCGATACGCACAAGAAAGACTATTAAGCATGCATTCGTTAGTGGGATGAAGAGACTGCAATCCCAAGATCTTACCTTCCTGTTTGAAGGAGAATGCCCGTTGAATGGATTTCGCGCGAGTATTTTCAATTGGGACGCAAATTCTTGCCATACTGCTCGACTTGTGGAGTCAGGCCCTATATCCGAGGCACTTGCAACCCCGATCCCGATTCGTTCGTGGCGGAGTTGATCGCCTGGTGGATAGACCAGGACAACAGCTCGCCGCGATATGGCTATCCGATCCCGGAAAGAAGTGGCGTTTTGCGTTGGTTCGTGAGAGTAGGGGACGAGATTCATTGGGCGGATTCGCCGGGCGAGCTGATCGAGCGATACGGAAGCGAAGTGATGCCGAAGTCGCTGACCTTCATACCGGCGTCGGTCTTCGACAACCAGATTCTGTTGCAACGCGATCCGGGCTATCTGGCAAATCTGAAAGCCCTCCCGCTCGTGGAGCGAAAACGCCTGTTAGAGGGCAACTGGAAGATCCGGCCGTCAGCCGGGCTCTACTTCCAGTCCGAGTGGTTCGAGATCGTTGACGCGGTTCCCGCCGATCTGAAGATCGTCCGCTATTGGGACAGGGCTGCCACCGAGCCGAGCGCGTCGAATCCCGATCCGGATTGGACAGCGGGAGTGAAGATGGGCATTGATAAACAGGGGACGATGTATGTCCTCGACGTATCGCGCTTCCGAGCGACGCCGCTTTCCGTCAGGCAAGGGATCAGGAACATCTGCACTCAGGATGGAGTCGGCGTTCTGACCGGTCTGGAGCAAGATCCAGGACAGGCGGGCAAGGTTGAAGTCGGCGATTTGATTCGGTTTCTGGTCGGATTTCCTGTGAAGGCGTTTCTGGCAGAGAAAGACAAGGTGACGCGGGCGGAGCCGCTCTCTGCTCAGGCCGAGCAGCGCAACGTCAAGCTCCTGCGAGGCGCATGGAACCGCGCCTTTCTGGACGAACTAATGAACTTCCCGGAAGGGTTACACGACGACCAAGTGGACGCTGCAAGCGGCGCGTTCAGAATGCTGACCAATCGCAATGAGGTGAAGATAGCTTGGGTCTGATTCAGAGGATATTCGGACTGAATCGCAAAGCGGAGCGGTCGCTGCCATTCGCGGTGACCTCAGGCTCAGCCAGCGGCGTCCCTCAGTACCCGGCTGCCTCATACTACGATTTCGCTCGCGGCGCGTACCAGTCGAACGCGGTGATCTACGCCTGCATCCAGGCGATTGTCTCGGCCTTTGCCGCGTCGCAACTGAAGATTTGCAAACCGAGCGGCGAGGAGATCCCGAACCATCCGGTCAGCGCGCTCTTTCAAAGACCCAATCCGATCAGCTCGCAGTTCCTGTTCTGGGAGCAATGGTGGGTGAACTGGTGGCTCGACGGTAACGTTTATCCGACCAAAGTCCGCGATGGCGGGCGCAGCGTGCGGGAGCTCTGGCTCCTTCGCCCGGATCGGATGCGCATCGTCCCCGGCTTTCCGTTCATAGCGAGCTACCAGCACGTTATCGACGGGAAAACCTACTCGATTCCAGTCGAAGACGTGATGCATGACAGGGCTTACAACCCGCTGAACGACTATTTCGGACAGTCGCCCCTGCTGGCGGGACTGCGGGAGATCGCCACCGACAACGAAGCGACCGACTTCACCAAGATCACTTTGCAAAACCGCGGCGTCGCGCCAGGCGTGGTGCTTCTGCTCGAAGGCGATCAGATGCTGGGCGAAGACGAAGAGCGACGGGCGCGCGAGCAGTTCCTGCAAAAGTATGGCGAAGAGAATCGGGGCCGGGTCGGGATGTTCGCCGGAGTGAAGGATGTCAAGGTGCTGAGCCTGAGTATGCAGGACTTGATGCTCCCCGATCTGCGATCTCTTGACGAGGCGCGCATCTGTTCGATCTTCGGGATTCCGCCGATTGTAGTGGGAGTCAAGACCGGCTTGGAACATGCCACCTTCGCCAATTTCGAAGAGGCGCGGCGCATGTTCTGGCAGAACACCATCGAACCTTTGCAACGGCGCGTGGCCGATCTGATCAACCGGCGACTGATGCCTGATTTCGATGGTGAGGGGATAGCGAGCTTTGACAACTCGGAAGTATCCGCGCTGGTCTCGATCAGAAACCAGAGGCTCGATTGGGCGCTGCGAGGGCTGCAAGCCGGAGCGGTCAAGGTCAATGAAGTGAGGGTGCAGGCAGGTTTGCAGGAGGTGACCGGTGGCGACGTCTTCCTGCGCGGGATCGCGACGGTCGAAGTCCCGGAAGGCGGGCAACCTGAACCGGCTCCTCCTCCGCTCGCAACGGATGCGAAGCCCAAGGCTCGCCCTTCGCTGAAGTCAGCGAACATCGGTCGTATTCGGCACGCGCTGGGTAGATCAGCCGAGGCTCGCAAATGGTTCAGCCTGGTCGAAAAGACAGCGCGAGAGCTGATGCTAAAGCAATCCCAGGCGCTTCTGAACCAGATCGAAAAGGGACGCAAAGTAATTGTCACTCCGCCTAGCGCCGCGCCGGATCATGAGCGCGAGGCGCTTTCGCAGGAGCTGCAACTCTGGTTCGCATCGGTTGAGTCGGATTGGACGGCAGAGGCAGACTCAAATATCGGGCAGATTATTCGGGAGATCGCTCTGGAATCCGCTGAACTTGCGGGTAGTGAGATCGGCGTCCAGATCGGTATCAACAGCGATGCGATTCAGAAGTTTGTCAGGGCTTACAGTTACAAGTTCGCCGAGCGCGTCTCAAAGACCTCCGTTGAGGATATCCGGGCGATCATCTTGCGCTCACAGCAGGATAGTCTCAGCCTGAGCGAAATGAAAAAGTTGATTAGCCAGAAGGCCGCAGAATGGATAGCTTCACGCGCCGAAATGATCGCCCGCAGCGAAACAATCCGCGCAGCCAACTACGGAGCGAAAGAAGCCTGGCAGCAGGCCGGAGTCCGGCAAGTCCAGTGGCTCGCAGCGGACGACAGTTGTCCCTATTGCCTTGGGCTAGACGGCAAGATAGTTGGCATCGAAGAGGCATTTCTGAACATGGGAGACAGTTATCACCCAGAAGGCGCGGATACTCCGCTGCATGTCAACTATGAGTCGGTCTTCGCGCCCCCGGCGCATCCCAACTGCACCTGCACGCTGCTAACCGTGGAAAACTGATATGGAACATAAAGACCTGTTGACGCTCGACTTTCCGGTCGAGTTCAAGGAAGTTGACGGAGCCAGCGGTTGGGTTGAAGGCTATGCCAGCACCTTCGGCAACATCGACGAGGGCGGGGATCTGGTCGTCAAGGGAGCCTTCTTGCAAACCATTGCCGAGAAGATTCCGAGCGGCGAGATCAAGTTCCTCGCCGGGCATGACTGGAGCCCGGACGCCGTCCTCGGGACGGTCAGAGAGATGACGGAAACCGACATCGGACTCTATTTCAAGGCCGAGCTCTCCAGCGCGCCGTCGGTGCAGGATGTCAGGATCAAGATGCTCGAAGGACATCTGAACCGGGTTTCCATCGGTTACCAGGTGATTGACTTCGAATATGGCAAGGTCGGCGAAAAGACGATTCGGACGTTGAAGCAGATCGACCTCTATGAAGTCTCCGTCGTGCCGTTTCCCATGAACCGATCCGCGGTGATCACCGGCGTGAAGTCGCAGGATAGCGGCGTCACCCGGCTGGCGCTGGCGGGACTCAAGAAATTACAACATCAGATACTTTCCAACTGAAAGGGAGGGTAGGATTGAACGAACAGAAGATCAAGGAGCTGCTTGCCAAGGGGAAGAAGCTCTACGAAGACGGCCTCGCCATTGAGACCGAAGCCAAAGCCGCCGGGCGCGATCTAAGCGCTGAAGAGCTGCAGAAGGTGCAGGGGCTTTGGGAGGAATCGCTGAACGCCAAACGTGAAGCGGACGCGCTACACAAGCACGAGGAAGCGCGAACCAGCATCAAGACGGCTTTCGATCAGATCGATTACAAGTTCCCGATCGGAAGCGACGGCGACAGTCTCGACCGGGTTCCCTTGCCGCAGGCGAAAGATGCGCATTTCAAGACGGTCGAAAAGCTGCTCCGCTCCAAAGGCGACCGCTACGCGTTACAACCGGACGAACAGAAGGCTCTAACCAGGCTTTCGGGACCGGACGGCGGTTTCTGGCTCGGGCCGGAGTTCTCTACTGAGGTGATGGTGCTCCTGCGCAATCTCCTCAGCCTGAGGCAGCTTTGCCGGGTGATGACGACCAACGCGTCGAAGTTCATCCTTCCGACCGGCCGCATCCGGGTCTCCTTCAACTGGCGTCCGGATGCTGTCAAGCCGGCGACAGTCTCTCCAACCACGCCCGCCGGTCAGGTTGAGATCAGCCCGCACACCTGCCTCGCCGTCGTGCAAGTGCCGAACGAGTTGCTCTCGGACGCCTCGTTCGATCTGCGAGCCTTCCTGCTCGACGAGCTAAGCTGGGGGATCATGGAGGAAGAGGAAAAGAAGTTCCTCTACGGATCAGGGGCGAGCGAACCTCGCGGTCTGCTCAATTCCGGTCTGACCGGTTACAGCGTCGCCACCGCAACCTCGGCCAACATCGTCGCTGATGACTTGCAAGCCTTGCCCTTCAAGTTGTTGGCACAGTATCGGAAG